CCGATCAAGTCAGTACGGATTAATTAGCCACATTATCCATATCGCACACAAAAAAGAGCCCCGCAAAGACGTTACATCTGTGCAGGGCTGAGTTCACTCAGGGGAAAACGGTGGTGGTTATTGTTTAAGCCACCTTGAAATTAAGGCGTGTTTACGTGCTAGGAATACAGCCTCTTCAATCTCAAGGGCTACGTCTATCGGATCAATGCCAATAGCAGTAAGACGCCTTGCGGCTTCCTTTGTGTCTGCTTTGCCCGCAAGGCAATCGGCCTCGATACGCTCATAGGTATCTACGAAAGGCACACGGCGAAGCGTATCAGTCCACGCAGTTGCTGGATAAGTCAGCTTACGCATAGTCATCATCTTTCCAAGCTGCGCGCATGGTTAAGGTAAAGATAACATGGCCGCTAGAGTTCACAACCCGCACTTCTCGGTTGCCATCCCAACTCTTCGCATCGCTAAGATGGAAGCCCGCAACGTCATTAATAGCAACTTTAGGCTGATTGATTTCACAACCAGTGCTGTAGAATGTATCGCTTACGGGTCGCTTCTCTAGCTCTTCGATTTGCTTGAAATTAGCCATTGTCGTTATTTCCCTTCTCAATTGAGTAAACTACCAAACAGCGCCGTGCTGTCTGTTTCAGTACGCAAAGATTATTCTATTATAAGATAGTACGCAAGCCCTAAAC